GTTTCCTTAAACATCTTTTCTTCCTGATAAATAATTAACTCCAGACAACGACAGATACCATAAGTATATATCGAGTTTGCTTTCTTTTTCGATGTTGCGGCCACACGACCAAACAATGACTTGTATTCAGTTGCCGTTACGCCAGCAGAAATTGACAACTCATCAACACCACCAAGAGCTGTTCTGATCTCTTCTCGATACTGCCTTGAAAATGCGTTCTGATCACCAGTAATTGCGTCTGGGACAATGTAACCAACTCGGTCATTTGGTTCTAAGTTGGCAATCACCCTTGGCACACGAATCTGACCATCCATGCCTCTGGAGATAGGATCTGATTTAAACCTTGATTGACTTAAAGGGCCAGCACCACCAAACCCTGAGTTTGCAGCAATCGACGGACGCTGAACCACTGATTCTCCACCTGCTTCCATCAAATCGGTTTTTGGCCTAGATGAAAGAAGTGTTGGATTACCAAAGAACTGGACATTTTTCCGCATAGTGCGGATCATTTCATCATGTGTGCAAATATGATTTGCTAGGGCATCAAATTCACCAACACCTTCTGCAGAGAAGCCTTTTGCATTATTAAAGATTTCTACACACGGAATAAATCCAAGTGTATTTTTAAATGTTTGTGTTTTACCTGTTATTGACTGATAATTTGTATCAAAAGAAATTTCACCTTCTGAGTGAGTTTCTTCAATAGTTTTTCTTTTAATAGATAAACGAATGTAACGTTTCGAACCAATGCCACCCATCATTGCAGGGCCTTCAATACTGGCAGGCTCGATATCTTGTTGATACCCCATGCCACGACGAACTTTATAACTGTAGATGATCACAACTTCATCTAGCTCACCATCAATGTTGTAAAAGCTGCGATATTCGTGGCGACGGAAATAATATAGCCTGTAGTTTGTTTGCGTAGGTCGAATATAAAACATACCCTGACCATCGCACAAGAAATAATCCCAGATCGAATCCAGGCGTGTGTCGAGTTGGTTGTATTTAATTACACGAGTAACAAAATCTTTGCGCTGATTACCAAAGTTGTCTTGTGCTGGAAAAAATTCAACACCCTGACGAATGCCGAACAGCTTCATCTGAGCTAAATGTGACGCAACAATTCCAGTATCAATTGCATCCCCACCATCTTTTTCAAGGTAGGAATCAATGATTTCTTTAAGCCTGGATTTTGCGTCGCCAGCCATTAACTATCCTTCTTTTTTTCTTTGTACATCTTAGCAGATCTCGCTGCTTTACCAGCTTTTTTAGCTGCTTCTGTATTTGGCACGAACTGTTTTCCTTTACGACTAGCGGCTTTTTTCTTTTCGTCTGTTTCTTTACGTTGCTCAGGCGTTAATTTGGCCCAGGCTTTTTCTGGTAGATAACGCTCGGTTCTTCCTTTTTCTTCTGCAAGATCAGCCATTATTTATATTCTTGATAAATGACGTTTATTTGGAATCCTGATATTTTTTAGCTGCAGACTTAGCCTTCTTGCGTTTTTCGTACTCTTCTCGTGTCTGCCATTTTTCTTCACCCCATTTTTTCAATCGATTTGTTTTCGAAGTGGGTTTTTTCCCTTCATATTGACCACCTGCATCTTTATAGTATTTTGTTGCAAGTTGCATGGCACGAGCAGAATGTTTTCCACCCATTTTGGCTTTAGCTTTACGCTTGGCCGCTTCCCACTTTTCGGGATCTCTTTTTTTAGCTACGCCGTCAGCCATCAGAAAACGAACTTGCGATCAAAGCCAGTTGCTTGACGCATCGGTGTAGGGGGCAATCCGCCACCACCAGGACCATAGGGGGCGTAACCCATACCTGGATAATTACGCACCGGGGTGTTTGGGCCTTGTGCAGGACCTTGTTCACCACCTGGAAGCTGAGCCATCATCCCACCCATATTACCGATAGCACCAGGGAGATTGCTACCGCCCCCTGGGGCCATGACACGAGGGAGTTGAGGACCAGGGAAATACATCTCCTGGATCCGTGGTGCAAACTCGGGATTTGCATTCATAAGGCGCTGCACATCCTCTGCACTTAATCCCTTGCGAGAACGACGTGAATCACCAGCAGCACCGCGATTAATATCAAAGCTACGGTTACCAGCTACCAAGGAACCAACGTTACCTGGAGCGCCGGGAATGTTTTGTTCGCCGCCGTAATACATAACTGTGTCCTACAGTTCTTTTATTTTAACCTTCCTGAACCTCGTATTCAGCAGGGTCGTTAATTTTCCAAAGATAAATGCCGTTTTCTTTTAAACGCCATTCAAGAACATCACCTTCTTGCCAGTTTAGTTCTTCTGTTAATTCTAACGGCAATTCGATAAAACAATCACCGTCATTGTTTTCTTGAACTTCAACAACGTAACTCATTTTGCCAAAAGCTTTTCTATTAGCTTATCAAGCTTAATATTAATTTGCTTAAAGTTTTCATGCAATTCCTGAATTTCCCTAAGGAAGTCAACCTTCAGCACATATTCAAGTGGCATCCTATTCACTTGGTCCTCCAGGTGATCAATTCTTCGTTTCTGTGCTGAAAGAAAATCCAATGCAGCTTGGAGACGTTCTTGTTGACGATCCAGGATTTTGTTGGCAATCCAAGTCCCACCACCAAATGCAGAGATCACAGCGGTGAGTGCAATGGCGAGGTACTCAGGTCCCATTGTCATCTACTCTTTTCTTTTATTCTAAGATCAATAATCTATATGTAGATTACCTTTACGCATTAATCCACGAACCAACCACACCAGTGCATCAACCGTATCATCATGAGAACTGATGCCAAAGTTCGTAAGCTCTTCAAACATTGAGGTAAATTTACGAAAACGGTTAAAGATAATCTTTCTGTCTTCAAACATGCCCATAATGCCACGGAATCTGGCAAGTTTATCTGCCCTAAAACCCTTGACAGGGTGCCATATTAAGTTATATAAACCTTCTTGGTTTAAACAAATTCTTTTGAAGTCTGCCTCCAGGGATGCCTGATAGGCAACTGACTCACTCCAAATGTCGCAAGTTGAATATGTTGGGAAGTAATTACCATTATCATCTTTACCAATAATTGACCAATCATTAAGTAATTCTTTTAATGCGTCAAGTTTTTCGAGGTTGCCCATAACCCGTAGCCGCCGATAGTCAATAATATGAATCCGATCCTCAATGCGACCCCCAAGAACCATGACGGTGTAATCATTTTTTTCTTTAGTACCAGCGGATAAGTCTACACCAACGCCAAGCGTATCAAACTCTGTTGAAATCTCACCTTTAACAATAAGTTCCGGTGCCAGAGAAAGCTCAGTTTGTCTGACAACTTCATTCATGTACTGGAAAGAAAAAGCAATAGGTGCCTGTCGTTTCTTTTCCTTTAGATATTCCAGTGACCACATTTCGGGCCAATAGGATTCTTCTTCTCCAGTAAGTTGATTGTATTTAATTGCTGGCAGTACGATTTGGCTCCAATTGTTTTGTTGATTAAATGTTGTACCATGAATATCATCATGGCGAAAACGAGTACCAAGGCATATAGCTCTTGCGCCTTCAAACATTGTGGGTGCAATAACAGCATTCCAGTTTTCTTGCATTTGCTTACGGACATCTGGATTTGCAATATCTGCTGCTGACTTAATCGCGTCATCGATACAAACCAAATGACTACGTTTACTTGTCACTGAACCTTTTAATCCTGCAGCACACAACGTAAACTGTTCGTCACCGGTATTGTCAATACCTGCAAACTTATGATCAATTGACCAGTATTCATTGCTGGTTACATTCTTCATCAACCTAACAGTTGGAAAAACTTGTTGATATTCCTTGCTTTCAATAATTCTTTTTATAGTGGCGGATTTAGATCTTGCAATGTCAACCGTATAAGACAAATAAAGGATTTGCAATGGTTGTTTAGCCAGGGTATGTATACCAATTGCCCAGGCAGTAAACATACCTAAAACGGTACTTTTGGCACTGCCCCTCGGGGCCAATAGATCTACATTTGGCCCAGCAATTCTTAATAAACAGCTACTGTTTTCTTCTGTTACAAAATGTTGATGCCACTCTCTGTGATGCCTGGCAGGTGGTTTATCTGCAACAAAACTACAAAAAAAACCAAAATCTTGACGTGCTTTTTCAATCAGATCTTGATTCTTGGGAACACGTAGTTGTTGTTGACGTGCAGCAGCTTTTGCGTTCCGTCTAAAAGCAAGATGCTGATATGAGGGCACAAGAGTTATTAATTACTGGTTAAATGATATCAGGTTTAACCAAAAGTTGTATTTCTAAAAGGATCTGAGTTCCCACCACCAACGCGATAATTGCTTGCAGCTTGCGCTGCAGATCTTGCCTTTTGGGGATCAAACTCAGATTGAAATGTTTCCATTTGACGTTTTTCATCTGATCCTTTCCTTGCCGCAGCAATAGCAATATCAAATCTTTTTTCTTGTTCTAGTTCTGCTCTGGGCCAAATATCTCCCATTCCTCTGCCAGGCTTAGGGTCCCCTGGTCTATATGGTTTATTTTTTGTTTCTTTATAAAGTTTATCAATTTCTCTCATCCACTTGGGATCACTTGGATAAGTTGCTGCAACTAAAGCTTCTTCTTTGGTTGCAGGCATATCTTCAGCTCTTGGCTGACCACCTTGTTGACGACGTATCCATTCTTTTTGTATATCGATCAACTGTTCTTTATATTTTATTGGGTCTAATCCCTTTCCATAGTTTAAAGCATCATACAGTTCTTTTTGGGACATCCCTGCTGGATATATTGACGCAATTTCTTTTTCATTAGAAATAAAATCATTTAATGCATCTTGAAATGGTTGCTCAGGTCGTGAAGATTCCGGCTCTGGTATTTCAGGTTCAGGAGTAACTGTTTCTAGTTCTTTTTCATTAGAAATAAAATCATTCAAAACATCTTGAACTGTTTCAAGATCAACATTTTCTTTAAGGGTTGGCTGATTTGAAACACCGAAGCCAGTGAATGGATTCCAGGTATTTGGGGTCAGGCTATTATATGTTAAGGGATCTACAGCTTGAGGTGTTTCTTGTTGTTCTGCCGCCTGAGATGTTTGAGAATTTTGGATTCCGAATTCATTTAGTTTTTGTTGTACATAATCTTTCCAGCTTTCTGCCTGAGCTTGTTCGTACGCGGGATCTCCTACGCCTCCAGCGGCAGGAGGTGCACCTCCCCTTAAGTACTTTTGTCTAAGTTGTTGCACATGTGCTGGATCAGCAAATGTCTCTTTATATAAAGCATTTAATAATGCTTGATATGAATCTGGAAAAACCTGTTGTCCTTTTAAGCCGGAAAGCCTAATGGACAAAGGGAGACTTGTATCGTAAAGATATTTAGAAGCGTCAAGCGTTGTTTCCATTGTTTTTTTCTTTTTTCTTTTGTTCTTTGTATTTACGTGCTTTATCTAATGCAGCTTTGCGTTTTTCTTTATCTGACATTTCGGATCCATCCTCATTCTTGGCTTCTTTCTTCTTAAAGTACTCAAGAAGCTGAGGTGGCATTTTACCTTTGGCCATGGGCAAACTTCTATAACAATTTAAGACTATCCTACGACAACTACTCCTCTAGCTGCATCCTGGACCAGACTGCCATTGATGCCTCTTCCAGGGGGGACTCAATTGGATCATCTTTAAAGATAAACATAAGTTCACGTATGGCTCGATCTGCACCAGCCATCACCAATCCTTTACGATCTCTAGAGGATGTGAACTTTTCAATTTGATCAATATGACCACGTAATTCTCTTTGTATTGCAGCAATGCGTGCAACACCGGCATCACGTTTTACCAAGCCACTTTCAATATCTAAACGCAACTTACGGATATCTTCTTGCATCTGATCAATTTCATACAGAAGTTTTTTTCTGTGATCAGATTTGGGGTAGTGCTCACCGATCCAGGAATCGCATGAAGCAATGGTTCCCTTGTAACCAAGGAAACGAGAATATAAATAAATTTCAATTACAGAATATGTATCTTCTGCAAAACTAATGAAGGACTCTTGAGACGAAGAATCTAAGTTATCAACCCAGGTATTAAATACCTCAATATCGATAAGCTCGTTGGGCCTGACCGTAGTCTCGGGCTTCGTCTTCCTGGCGGAATCGCTGAGCTTGTTCAGCTGAAGTTCTTTGTTCTTCAGCTCCTTTGCCAATGGTTTCTCGTTCTTGGCCACCAGCTTCCTCCATTTTCTTCTTGGAGAACTCATAGGCCACACCAGCAGCCTCACGGTACTTATCTAGATCAAACCAATCATCAATATCAGTTTGACCGGCTGGCACGCTACTGGTCATGACCTATATAGTCCTTGTGGTTAAATAAATCAGAAGTTGCCCATCATACCGGCAAGACCGGTGGCAAAGATATCACGACGCCCTTCAAGGGATTTCTGGCGTTGCTGACGACCTTTGGATGCCTCAAGACGAGAAAGCAGTTCCTCGAATTTATTAATATCAAAGTAATCGTCGCCAATGGGCTGACCGGTGGGGGTAGTCATTCTTTTAATCTTTACAGACTGATTTAATTATAGCAAATTAATCTTTAGGAGAAATTAAAAGCTCCAACTAATTGTCCATAGATATCACCTTCTTTTGTGATACGTGCAATTTCTTTTCCACCTTCGTTTTTAAGTTGTTGAACTTCTTTATCAATTTCACCTTGAAGATTTGTTAAGCCAGCACTATACAAATATTTACGTGTTTCACGCAAGTTTTGCATTTGCTCTTCAATCTCTGCAGGTGTTCCGATAAACTGATCAGCAAATGATGGAAGTTTAACGTTTGTTTTGCCAGAAAGATTACCCATGTAACTGGGTAGATAATCTTGGCTAAATTTAAATGTACGTTGCCCGGTTTTTTTGCCTTTATCATCAACTGTTTGTTTGCCAAACATTGTGTCGTAATAATTATCAAGATAGCTTTGGTTAAACTTATCTTGATATTCAGTGCTTTTTGCCAGAGAATCCTTAAGATCTTGAATATTTGAATAATACCCTTGGCTAAAGCGCTCCATGGCCGTTGATTTTTCTGCTGCCGTAGCCTCTCGACCCAGTAATTCTTGGTATGCTGCCTCAACACCAGTGCTGCGACGACCAGGGAGAATCTGACTCGTATAAATATCTGTAAGCTCAGTGCTCATTTGTGAGGGGAGCCCTGGATCTAAATCATAACGAGCAGAATAATCTTGCAGTTGACTTGTTGCATCGTTATAAGTAATTAAACCAGAACGCAACTGTGACTCAAGTGCAGAACGAAAATCCGTAAGGCCCATCTGGCCAGCAGTGCGCCTGGATTCTTCTTTTGCTGCAGCTTCTTGTTTTGCTGATTCAGCTTGTTCACGAGCAATGCGATCTTGCTCCATCTGATACTGCAGATATTTCTCAAATGACTTATCAGGCTCTGGGGCCTTGATAACTGTTTTTCTAGATCCGCCGCCGCCCATGGTTCAACTCCTATACAAAATAAGTACTAACATCTTGAGGGGCAATTCGACCAAACATGCCCGCCATTTGTGCTTGCCTTTCAGCAAACGTTTGTTTAAGTTTACGCTTATTTTCTTCCTGACGTAATTTTTTTGCCTCCTGAGATCCTTCTAATCCAAGCTTGGCGCGACCAAAACCCATCTCTGCTGCACGTTTGCGTTCAGCCAATGGTCCGGCCTCGAACATTGCGGCTCGTCTTTGTTGATCTTGAAATATTTCTGGTGCCCAAGTTTGAAACGTACGTGCTGCCATACCTTCAGCAAGGTTGGCTTTTGCAGTATCAGAAGCAGCTTGGCGTGCCAGATTCGCACTATAAATTGATCCCTGCAGTTGAGCGTCTGCTGCATCTCTTTGCGCTTGAGCTGCTCGACTGCCACCAAACAGACTTGCCCCTATACCAGCTACACCAAGGCCGAGAGTTAATGGATCCATTCCGAATATTCCTGACTTAGTTGATGGCGGCCCTTGAGCAATATAGTCAACAGGCGTGGTGCCACCTGCATAGCTATAGTTCCTCCAGGATCCGCCAAATGGTTGTGCCATGATCTTATTCTACATTAATTAACCAAAGTAATTAACTGAACCGTAAAGAGGCACTTGAGGGTTAATCTGACCCATCTTCATGTTGCCAATATTTTGGCTAATAATGTTTGCGGCCTGCTCTGTACCTCTGGCCCTGATAGCAGCAGGTGCATAAGCAGCTTGAGCAACAATAGAAGGTAAACCAAATAATGCTTTGTATTTACCAGCTTCTGCTATGCTTCTTCGATCAAACTCAAGTTTATCTTCAAGCTCTTTACGCCTGAACTCTGGATCCATTCGTTTTTCAAAAATATCCAACAGTTTAGTTTCAAATACACTGTCTGTTGGTTTTACTTGTGTATTAAGTAAAGTCTGGAAAGCAGAGCCTCGCTGCTCCGGAGGCAACGCAGAAGTCGATTCCCACAGTGCATTAATGTCAATGTTGTTCATCAGTCATGACCTCAAGAATATTGGAAAACTGAGGCTGCATAAGGATTGGGAGCAGTCATCATGGTTCGCGTGGTTTCACCTGCTTGCTGCTGTGCTCCACCTGCAAGCTGTGCCATGTACTTCTGTTGGTTTAATGCACCAGTAAGTTGACCCAACTGTTGGTTTAACTGCATTTGATTTTGAACGTCAATTGCAGTTTTTTGACGATAAGGATCAATTAAAGCTTGAGCCACTTCAACTTGACTCATGCCCATGCGTTTTGCAAGATCTGCAATGGCATCGGCGTCAAGATCGCCAACTTCTTTGCTAGTACCAGGGATTAAGCCAGGAGACTCTCCGCGTTCACGTGCTGCTTCCTTACCCGCTCCAACGGCTGCTTGAGCTGCCTGACCAAGGCCACTAGCAATACCACCACCAACTGCACCACCAAGTAAGCCACCGGCAAGACGAACCGCACCACCGGCAATAGGTGCAAGGAGACGACCTTTTACTCCCATTTTTCCAACTGCTTGCTCTGCAGCTTTGGCCAGGCCACCAGAGAGTCCAGCACCAGCAGCACCACCAGCAATTTCGCCCACACCACCGAGAACATCGCCGCCCATGATACTACCGGCTCCATACACAGCGGGAAGTGCCATACCTGCTCCGGGCATATTCATAACACTTCCAAGGCCACGCACTGCTTTTCTTGTCTTGTAAAGGGCACCGGTGCCAAGTTGATTAAGGTAATTCTGGAAATCAAAACCGCCGCCCACAGTAGAAGTGTGTACGTACTGGGGTGGAATAACAGCAAGGGGACCGCCTCTCGCAATAGAACCTTCGGGTCCAGCAATAATTGCCATTTTAATACTTTAATCTTCAGTACTTTAATTTTACCAGCCTACATTTCAGGTTGGTACTCATTTACCGTTGGTAATTTGGGTCTATTTGCCATTGCAATACCTTGATTTATTAAATTACCAGTTAATCCACCTGCCAAAGATCCAGCAAGTGTAATACCTGCCTTTGCCCTGGTAGACATACCTGGTTGTTTTAATGCCTGACGCATTGCAGTTGCACCACCAGCCAACGCACCTACGGCTTGAAGTCCCACAGGGAAACCAACAATACGTGCTTCAGGATATCCTTGCAAGTTTTCAGGTGTAAATTTAACCAATCCAAGACCTGTAATACCTTTATCTTGATAAAAACCTCGCATATAATTACCATACCTTTGTTTTGTTAACTCAGGAATATCTTCTTTTGCTGTTTCATATTTTAGTGGCTTACCTTGACGACCAAGCACCATGCGTTCAGCTAACTCTAGACCGGGCTGAGCGCTCTCTCTACGATCTTCAGAACCCTGCTCGGCATAAGACTGGGCAAATCCCTTTTGGCGGAACAGCTCCCCTGGATTTGTAATGTCATAAATTCCAAGAGATGCAGATACAGGTGCACCAACAGCAAGGCCAATTGCTGCTTTTTGTGTAGGACCAAGTTGAGTGTAGGGTTCACCAGCAATTTTTTCAACTACCTTATCGGCAATTGCCATTGGATGGTTATAACGCCAATAAATATGACGAGATGAATCTGTTCCGATGTCTGTTAAAACTCTGGCTGCATATGCACCAAGGAATTGACCTGGGGTTTCCTGGAGCGTGACTCCACGATTGCTTAGATCTTTAGGATATTGCTTGCTAAATAAACTGTAACGATATGCCCCTTGATCTTGGGCATCTTTCATTACATCAATACCAACCTTGGCACCTTCTTTGACGCCGGGGATAAGATTGCCGATATAAGAAATTAAATTTTCATACGCTCCGGCAATTGGACCCTTAGCTTTTTGTTGTGTAATTCTTGCCATTAAATTGCACCCCGGCTAAGTCCGTATGGATCAAGCCCTGGCGACACCTGTGGTAAACCTTGTGTTTGAAATAAGGTGCCAG